CCCTTAGGCGACTGGCCTTCTTTGCGTTGCCAAGCATCAGACATCAGGTTCTCCATGGCAAAACGGGGGCCGCGAAGCCCCCGTTCTTTTACCCAGAAATAAGCAGGGGCTTATTCCATTTCCATGTCGAGCTTACGACCCTTCGGCGCAGTGCCGTGACGAGCCGAGCTAAACGGGTTGCCGCTATCGCAAGCACCGCCCGATTTACGGGCCTTGCGACCAGCGTGATGCTTAGCATCCATGCCGTGGACCTTGCCAACAGCCTTGCCACCGCGCTTCCGCTTTTCAGCTTCTTCGTTGACATTGCTCTGGTAGGTGTACCGCAGGTTCTTGCGGCCCAGATCTTCGGCTGCCTGATTCACGCCGCCGGTGGCGCGGGTTTTACGTCCCTTCATAGCGAATATCCTTTACGCTGTGAGGTTGTTGGACTGGATATAGGTGACGGTGAGAACACCGACGCCGCTACCCGTGTTCGTGGAAGTTACCTTGACCTGAATGTCGGTCGTGCCAACATCCTTCCAGTTCGCGATAGCCGCATCCACAGTACCCGGATTGGCCGAAACCACGCCCTTGGTGCCGCCAGCAACAGCGCCAGCAGCGGTCAGAGCCGTTGCAGAAGCCGTCGTGCCAATGCCGAGGGTCGTAGCTGCACCAGTCCAAGCAGTCGTGACCAGAAGGTCGATGCTGAGGATCTGGCTGCCAGCCGGGATCACGATGTTGGTCGTATAGACACCAGCCGACGACACGTTGGTCGCCTGCGTGATGGCTTCAGACTGGGCCATGACAGCATAACCGACATTTGCAATGCCGTTAGAGCCGCCTTCGCCAGCCAATACGCCGCTACCGTCGCTCTGGAGGACGTTACCCGCCTTAATCGGTCCGGTAAAAGTAGTTTCTGCCATTTGCAGTCTCCTTTAGGGATACCCCTCCCCATGACGAGGAGGGGTGCCGATTATTACGAAGTCGGGAACGAACCGTAGATCGAACGCCAGTTGTAGTAGCCGAAGCTGTAACGCTCATAGCCCTTGACCAACAGGTTGTCGGTGACGAAGTCAACCTGCATGTCGGTCTCGAACTTGACGCGCTCCATGTACGACAGACCGTCGATGTTGGTCAGCAAGAACCAAGCATACGCGGAGGTCAAGAAGTCGTTGACCATGTAGCCTTCCGGCAGACCGCCAGCGGTCGACAGGATGGCGTTCACGTCGTTGTCAGCCGTACCCGGACGCAGTTCCGTCTTCGTCAGACGGATAGCAACCGGCTCGAGCTGCGGCGGAACGATCAGCTTACGACCACGGGCGAACACCTTCAGACCAGCCTGATCCTTGAAGTTCGTGCGGATCGAGATCATCCCGTTCAGCAGCGTAGCTTCGTTAAGGTCAACGTCAGTCGTCGGCTTGTTAGCAACCGTGCCACCGTCAATCGGGTGCGAAGTCGAGCAGAGCGCAACACCGTCACCGCCAATGTTGGCGTTGTAGGTGGTGGCCGTGTTCAGGATGTTCGCGCCGTAGATTTCCTTGGTCTGCTGGAAAGATTCGATCAGACCGAGGTTCGACGGGTGGAACTGCGTCTTGTACAGGTTGTCGTCAATGGCCTTGCGCGTGATGGCATAGCCGAGCGCAATTTCATTGTGTTCCTGATTGTAGACGTAGCGTTCACCAGCATTGTTGTCGAAGGAGGTCTGGCCGCCTTCAGTCTTAAGCTGGGCGAGGCCGAGGTAACGCATTTCAGCGGTACGCTCGAGAGCCAGCTTCGAGTCATGCTTGGTGAAGATCTTGTCGTACTGAGATGGGATCATCTCGTACTTGCCTTCTACCCCACGGAGGCCGGGGAGCAAAAGGTCCTTAATCGCTGAAAGATTAACAGCCATGGTTCCTTACTCCCTTAGATGCCAGTGAGCGTCTTGGTGATGACGTTATTGAACGCAACAACCGCATAGTTGTAAGCGCCCGACGCCGTACCATTCGCACCCGGAGGCGAGGTGACAAGACCAACCACCTTGAACGGCAGGGTTGCCGTCGTGGTCGGGGTCACGGTGATGTCAATGTAAGCGCCCGAAACACCGCTCATGGTGTTGGGGGTGCCATAGGCGAACTGCACGTTGGCGCCGACATCGGTAGCCGCGAGGCCAGTCGAGGACGAACCACCGACCTGAGCCAAAAAGCGGGCATTCGGGTCGTTGACAACGTAGACTTCGACAGTGTTGGTCGAAGCAACATCAGCAGCACCCCAGAAGTTCGACCAAACGGTGCGCTTCTGAGAGACCGACAGATACTTGCAGCCCACGAACACGCCGGCAAGAATGCCAGTGCCCGGGGTCGTCGGGTAAATAGAACCATCCGAATTCTGGAAAACGGGGTCGCCATAGTACATCGCGGCAGTGTTGTAGGCGCAGAAACCGACGTTCTGTTCATACGTCGGAGCCGAGCCGTTACCGCTGTACTGGCTGAAACCGAAAGGCGCAAAAGTATTCGCCATGACGGATCTCCTTTGGGAAAGCCATCATCGCACACCGGGGCGACTAAGACTGGGAAAAGCTAATAATCTCCACACCGGGGGAGATTGCCCTAATAATTCCGCCTTTTTCCAAAAAATGTCAACTTAAAAAAAAGAGGCGGCAAAAGCCGCCTCTCCCCCTGCCCGGGTAACTGGATTATTCTGGGATAGGAATTGACTCATAAGAGCGGCTAATTTTGACCAGCGATTGGTCTTTATTAGAACGCTCAAACTGGCCGCCTTCTGCCGAATTAAGCTGCGCTTCCTTCTGGCGAACCTGCTGGCGCGCCTTGCGAAGTTCAATAGAGCGCGCTTCATCCGTAATTTCTTTCGGACGCTCCATCAGGACCATGCCCTTACGCTCAATAAACGGATAATCTCCGCCCATCGGCATGTAAGAAGGATGGCGAGAAGTCGGCACAGGCTCCCAGCCGGCGCGCGCAAGAGCAACTTGATAGGCCGGATCTTCGGCCCCCAGAACAGTCTTACGCTTCCATTCGTAAGCCCAGCCCTCAGGAATATCGGCAGGATCGATAAAGAATTCATCGACGCCTTCATCCATGTCGCCATTACGGTGATCACGCAGTTCTGCGGCACGGCGAGCAGCGCGGGTGCGCGGGTCTTCTTCACGCATAGCGGGCCTCATTGTAGGACGCGGGGGCGCCACAACTTCAATTTCAGCAGGATTAAATTGCTCAGTCGCAGCTTCTTCAGAAATAGCCGCAGCCTGTTCTGCCGAAAACTGAATTGATTTTTCGACTGCTTCCACAACCTTGGGAGGGCGTCCGCGCTTTTTGGGTGTAATCGTATCCATAATAATATCTCCTTAAATCAGTTCAGCTTGCCTTCTTTTTTCAGCGCCAGCTTGTTGCGCCCATATTCTTCCGGAGTCATGCCCATAAAGCTGGCGATTTCACGCTCTTCAGCGCTCAAAGTCACCCGATTGGGGCGCGTCCCAGTGCCTGTGCCGCTACGCGAAACAGGTGCTGCCGGAGGCGAAGAGCGACGCTGAACCGGAGCAGCAGCGGCGCTGGTATTGTCTTCCACGTTACGCTGACTGCCGACTTTCAAAATCGACTCGATGCTGTCGAAATAATCGTCGGAATCAGGCGGAATGCCATCAGCAACGGCCAGATTATGTGCCGCAATCATCTTGCTATAGAGGCGCGCGTCGGTCGCGAATTGCGGATTGCGACGCACCCAATCAGCAGAACGCGGCGAAAGCTGCGAAGCCAGAGCCTCCACAGGATCTGCCACATAAGGCTGCGGGGCTTCATAGCGCGGAGCATTTTCCAAAGCCTGCTTACCCTGCTCAAGCTGCAAAAGCTTGGCAGCGTTTGCGGACATTTCGGTCTGAATTTCAGCCGCAACGTCATAATCACCGGCAGCCATGGCGTCCCGGTAATTGGCCTTTAGGATATCATTTGTCTGCTTAACGGTCTCAATCGCGTTTGAAACGAGGTGCAGGTTGGTGTCTTGCGCCTCATTTTGCGCCTGATAAGCGTTCTGCGCAGCCTCATTAGCACGACGCTCAGCGTCAAGACGCGCTTGGCGTTCACGCTCTAGCTGGGCCTTGAGAGCCTCTAGACCGTCATCAACCGGGTCTTTGTCTTCCTTAGGCTCTTCAGCCTTAATATCTTCGACAATGATATCCGGCTCTTTGGTTTCATTATCATCGAGGACATCAATCTCAATAGGATCGTCAATTTTATCAGTTTCCATGTCTTCCTCCTTACCAAACCATGTCCGGATGCGGGATGCTGCCGCGAACATTGGTATCCTTCAACGCACGGCACAGAACGCCGTTAACGGTCTGGCTCCAGCCGTCAGACGGGCGGTAAACCA